GATATATATAACAATACAATAACGTACTAAAAAGAAGGTAAACTAGATGGCACTTAAATTTAGACGTGGGACAACCGCACAAAAATCAGGTTCGTTAGCATTCGGAGAACCATATGTAAATACTACATTAGGAGCTCTACAAATTGGATTAGAGAGTAGTGATTTAACAATTAGGTCGGTTGATTCCTCATCAGCAATTGCAGTAACATCTGTATCCGCATCATCATTCATATCAGCATCATCATTAAAAGTAACGGGAAACACATCTATTGATGGTAATCTTACTTTGGGTGGTAATATTACAATTGGAGATGCATCATCTGATACATTGAATGTTGTAGCAAATTTAAGTTCATCACTTATACCATCTCAAACAAACGCATTTGATTTAGGTAGTGCGGATAAAATTTGGAGAGATTTATATATTTCAACGGGTTCAATTAAATTTGTTGATGGAACAAATGTTGTAAATACATTTTCTTCGAATACATTAACAACCATATTGCAGAGTACTGGTTCAACTGAAGAAAGATTAACTCAAATTGGAGTTGTTAGTGGAAGTTTGATTTTATCAGCATCAGCTGCAAAAACTAAAAATGATTCACAAGATATTTCAATTGATAATATAAATACCTTCACAGGTTCTCAATCTACAAAAAATGGCGATTTAGCAACTTATACAGGTTCGGTAGAAACTAGATTAACGCAAATTGGTGTTGTTAGTGGAAGCTTAATATCATCTGCATCTGCTGATAGAGTTTCGATAACTAATATTAATACATTTAGTGGTTCTCAATTAACTCAAAATACCGCATTAGCAACCATTACGGGTTCATTAATTTTAACTGCATCCGCAAATACTCAAAAATTAACTGCTATGGAAGCAGTTAGTGGTAGTTGGATAACCGAAGCCGAAACTGCATCGTTTGCAAGAACAAATACAACCAATGTATTCACTACCAATCAAATTATTAGTGGTGGATTGGATGTAACTGGTACAATTACTGCAAATGAATTCCATACTACATATGTATCATCATCTGTTATGTACAATAGTGGTTCTAATAGATTTGGAGATTCGGTAGATGATTTACAACAATTAATTGGTATTGTAGAAATTACAGGTTCAATTAAAGGTACTCAATTTAATGATTTAGCAACGGTAACGGGTTCATTAATAGTATCTGCATCTTCATTTGAAAGTAGAAATGCTAGTTTAGCTACAATTACAGGTTCACTAATTTCAACCGCTTCAAACCACGAACAAAGAATAGCAGCAAATGAAGCAGTAAGTTCATCATACGCAAGAACAAATTCGGCAAATACATTTAATGGTGATTTGTATATTACCGGTGCAATTGAAATATATTCATCAAGTTGGGCAGAACTTAGATTACGAAATTCAAATACAAACGTTGCATACCATATACAAAATACATCAGGTGGAAACTTTAGTATTCATAATGATGAATTGGGAGCATCTATATTTAGAATTGATTCGGGTTCTATTGTTGGAGATTCCCATGCACACTTATTTGCAGAATTAAATGTTAGTAAATCCATATATGCACCAAATTATGTTGGTAATACATTTTCCGCATCAATTGCTGGTGGAGGATTTAGTGGTTCTATAAATGGTATAGGTAATGTAACCGCATTTAGTAGTTCAATTGTATCTCAATTTGGAGTATTTAATACTGAAACAGCTTCATTAGAAACTAGAGCAACTCAAATCGGAATTGTAACGGGTTCATTAATTAGTTCAGCATCTTCATTTGAAAGTAGAAATGCGAGTTTAGCAACGGTGACTGGTTCATTAATTAGTTCAGCATCAACTGCAAAAACTACAAATGATTCACAAGATGCAAGTATTACAAATTTAAATACAACTACTGCTAGTTTAAATACTTCGGTAACCAATTTAAATACATTCTCTTCTTCTCAATTAACAAAAGATTCCACATTAGCAACTTATACTGCAAGTGTTGAAACTCGTTTAACTGAAATTGGAATTGTAAGTGGTTCATTAATCACTTCTGCATCTACTGCAAAAAGCACAAATGACTCACAAGATGTTTCAATAACAAACTTAAATACATTTAGTGGTTCTCAATTAACAAAAGATTCAACATTACAAACATATACGGCTAGTGTTGATAATCGTTTAACTGAAATTGGTGTAGTTAGTGGAAGTTTGATATCATCAGCAAGTGCGGCAAAAACTAAAAACGATTCACAAGATGTTTCATTAACAAATTTAAATTCATATACTGCTTCATTGCAAGCGGGTATCCAAATGACAGGTTCGACTGTTTCGATTTTGGGTGATTTAAAAGTATATGGTACACAATCTGTAATCACATCTACAAATGTTCAAATTCAGGATAATATTATTTATTTATCTCCAACCGCATCTATTGATAATGATTTGGGTATTGTTGGGCATTATAACGATGGAACATATAGACACGCTGGTATCTTTATGGATGCAAGTGATGGGCATACTTGGAAAGTATTTAATGGATTAACCGATGAAACATCTGCACAAGTAGATGTAAACGGAACTGGATTTACATTGGCAGATTTCAAAGCAGGTGCAATTACGGGTACTTCATTCAATGGTTCAATTATCGCAACAAATGGTGTAATTAGTGGTTCATCTCAAGTAAATTTAGCAAGTGTAACTGGCAATTCTACATCAAATGTAACTGAAGGAACTAATTTATATTATTTAGATTCCAGAGTTAAAACTAAATTAAATGCAGAAGGTGTAATTAGTGGTTCATCTCAAATTGATGCAACCGCAACTACAAATTGGGTAACTGGTATCAAAACTAGATTAGATGCAAACACTGTTGTATCTGGCTCTTCGCAAGTAATTTCAATATTAAGTTCGTTAAATTCTTATACGGCATCAAACGATAGTACAAATACATCACAAAATACTTCTATAACAAATTTAAACTCTGCAACTGCAAGTTTATCGATTGAAACATCTAATTTAGAAACGTTTAGTGCATCGGTATTATCGAGATTTACTACATTAGCAAGTTATACAGGCTCTAATGATACTACTAACAGTACACAAAACACAAGATTAACGGCATTAGAAGCATCAGCATCTACTGCACTATCTACTAATAATACACAGGCTACTTCAATAACTAATTTGAATAGTACAACTGCAAGTTTAAATACTTCGGTTTCTAATTTGAATTCGTTTAGTTCATCAGCATTAACTAGATTAAGTAATTTAGAAGGAACTGATATCTCAATCACTTTAACAGGTGATGTGACTGGTACGGGAACTATTACTAATTTAGCTAACGTTTCGTTCGCAACTACAATCGCTGCAAATTCAGTAGCATTGGGCACGGATACAACAGGGGATTATGTTGCAAGTTTAGTAGCAGGTACGGGTGTAACATTATCAAACAATAGTGGTGAAAGTGCAACTCCAACAATAGCAATTGGGCAAGCAGTAGCAACTTCATCTTCACCAACTTTCGCAGGTTTAACAATTAACGGAGCAATTACCGCAACGGGTGATATCACCGCATACTATACTTCGGATAAAAGACATAAGAATAACATTCAAATTATTCCAAACGCTTTATCAAAAGTAAGAGCATTAAATGGTGTGACTTGGGAATGGAATGATGATGTGAACGAAGTAACTAAATCGACTCCAAAGACTGGTTTAATTGCGCAAGAAGTTCAATCAGTATTGCCAGAAGTAGTAATTGAAAAAGTTGATGGATTCTTAGGATTGGATTATTCTAAAATGATGGGTTTAATGGTTGAAGCAATCAAAGAACAACAATTACAAATAGATAATTTAACTTTAAAAATAGCAGAATTAGAAAAACAAAAAGGGTTATAATTAATGTATGATGTTTATTACACCACCGCTGGAGGTCCTTGGTTCAACAGCGGTGCAGATATATGGGTAACCGAATGGATAAAAGAAGTGGCACCTCATTTAGAAGTGAAGCCACTTCTTCTATTCCATAGACATAAGCCCGAAAATTACGAAGAATTTCCAATCGATATTGACCATATTTGGGAAACATCGGAAGATGAGATAATAAAAATATTAGATGGTGCTAGAAGGATACACATATTGCATGGTCATTATACTCCAACCAGAGCTATTCATCAAAATTTGGAAAAGATTGATTCAATTGTTTTTCATAACCTAACAAAAGTATCATTAATAGCTCAACAACAAAAAGATGAATATTTACATTGGTATGGTAATTGGGAATATGAATCGGAATTAATTGATAAAATAAAAAATAAAATTTGGGTAGGATTATATCATTTTCCATATAAAACGGAAAATATTTATCATATACCAAATACATACAAATTTAAACAAAATAATGAGTTATCAAATTCTACCAAAATTGGCTTTGCAGCTAGAGTTGAGGGTAGAAAAAATGTTGAATATATAGATGGAATGGAAAGTTATATTTCTACCAATTCCGAAACATTCAACAAATATTATAAAAAGAAATATGGATATAGATTTGAAAAATCAAAGATTTACAAATTTGATTACAAATATAAAGAAAGGTTCTATAACCTTGATTGGGGAATATCTCACTCTTGCTTTGAATTTGAACCATTTGGATACGGAATTTTTGAAGCTGTGGATTGGGGGAAGCTTCCAATACTACACGAAAAATGGCATGTTCCACTTGATTATAAATACAAAGCGATTGACAAGGAAACATTTAAAGAAACCTACGAAACAATTTGTAACGATGATTATGAAACCCGTAAAAAAGAGTTTCAAAAATTAAAAGATTGGATGGTACTACACTTTGGAAACAAAGATGTGTGGAAAGAAAAACTTTTAGATATTTATAACGGAGAATAATACATAATAAGATGCCAAAAACTAATTTATCATTAGGAAACTTATATAGAGCAACGCAAGGTTCTGCAAGAACAACACAAGCAGTTTCGATGAATGCTATGAATGCAGCTGCTGGAACACAAGCTTCATTAGGTTCATTTGCAATTGATTCGGTAACTGTAAATTTACCAACATATACATACATTGTAGAAAGTACATCGGAAACAGCTACATTTTCATTTGGAAGTCCGGGTTCATTGCATGGTAGTAGAGTTGGTAGTGTAGCTGCAAACTATTCAGTAACTTTTGATAACGCAAATTTTTCAGTAGGTAGTGCAACATTAGGGGCATCTCCATCTTTTCCAATAACGCCCGCATCAATTGCCGCATCTAATTATTCGGAAGCATCTTCTGTATTATCTATGAAATATGCCGATGGATATAATTTGGCAGCAACAAACTACAATAGTACATCTACAAAAACATTATACGCAGTAGATGTTTATAATACAATTAACCAACCTGATTTTTGTTTAGTATTTGGTACGATGGTAGAGAAAGCTGATGGTACATCAGTAGCAGTTGAAGATTTGAATGTGGGTGATGAAATTAAAGCGTGGGTGCCAGCAGGTTTACCCGATGAAAACCAAGACCCAGAATCAGACCAAGTTGATTGGAGATTTTATCAATTAGAAGCACAATCAGGTTCGGCACAAAATGTTGTTGTGGCAGATGTTGTTTACAACTTTGCTAGTGGATATTTCTCATTAAATGATGGAGAAATTAAAGCAACTGGAACTCACCCTCTTTGGGTATTTGATTCTGAAATTGAAAAATATCACTTTAAAAATGTAGAAGATATTCTTATTGGCGATATGATTGTTAAGTGGGATGATTTCTTAGGTGAAACAGTTGAAGTTGAAGTAACCAATATAGAAATGATAACTGAAGATGTTGAGATTGCAACTATTAACGTAGAGCAAGCTGACGTTTACATAGCAAACGGATTTATTTCACATAATAAAGGAACAACAACACAACCATCTATACCAGCCGCAGGTTTACGAATGTATTTAGACCCTTCTAAAGCATCATCAACTGATGGAACTGCGGGAACGGATTGGTTAGATTTGACGGGTTGGGGTACAGGTGTTAGACCAGCAGGAGCGCCAAATGGAGCAGGATATAGTGGTTCAAACCCAACATATAACAATGGTGCAACTAGAATTGATAAATATTGGACTTTAAATGGTACAAATGCATATTGGTACAAAGATAGAAGTTCAAATATCAATGGTGGTATAACTCAATTTGATGTATCGGCAATGACATTTGTAGCTTGGGTTAGACAAACCGCTAACCAAGGAGCAACATATGGTGGTTTATTTTCAAAAGAAGGCGCCGATAGAGATTACAATTTTTATTTATATAGTAGTGATGCTACTGCATGGAATGGTTTTCATTTTGCAACCGCAAGAGGAACAGTTTCAAATAGTGTACAAACATTTTCAGCACCGGCGTTAAATACATGGCATATGGTGGCGGTTACAATATCTGCGGCAGCTGGTATCACATATTATTTGAATGGTAGTAGTGTAGGAACGGGAACAGTTTCAGCATTTGCAGCAACAACATCTTATCCTATAAAATTGGGAGCAGCTGATAACTATGCAAAATGCCAAATGGGACCTGCATTATTTTACAACAAAGTATTATCATCGACAGAGATTTCGCAAGTATATAATTATTTCCAACCAACATATAGACCATAAATTGTTGTTTTGAAATAAAACATTATATTTATAGTAGACATTAAAAAAATAAATAACATTATAAAATGGCAGAGAAAATAGTATCACCAGGCGTATTTACAAAAGAAAACGACCTTTCATTCTTACAACAAGGTGTATCTGAAATAGGTGCAGCTTTCATCGGACCTTTCAAAGAAGGACCTTTAACCCCTACAATTGTTAATTCTCAAGCAGAATTTGAAACATTGTTTGGTAGTGTTGATGACACATATTACACTCCTTTAGCAGTACAAAACTATTTAAGAGAAGCAGGAACTGCAACTATTTGTAGAGTAGCTGGTACATTAGGATATACCGAAACAGCTCCTTTATTATTAATAGCAGCATCAGGTTCTCAATCAGGTGCTCTTGGTGTATTATTTAATACATCTGGTAGTGCAAATGCTGGATTTTCAAACGCAGCTCTATCTGATAGAGATGGTTTGGGAGATTTCTCATTAACAGGTACTAATTTAGGATATAGTGCATCTTTAGCAGTAGCTAGTGTAGATGATATCGAAGCAGTATTTGGAACTTCTCCATATGGTGCAAATGGTGCATATTCATACGCTTTCTTTAAAGAAAACGGATTCTTATTCAACACAGGTTCTTATACTTTATCTAATTCAGATGGATTAAATACAGGAGCATATACAGCTTCATTTACAGCAAATGTAAGTGCTAGTGTTGTTGTATTAGATAGCCAATCTTTTAGTGGTTCAGCAGGAACAGGTGAAGCATGTGAGGCTCTTACTCCATATATTCAATCTCAATTGATTAGTGGTCAAAGATATAACTTATTCCAATTTGAAACAATAACTGCAGGAAACGCAGCAAATACTAAAGTTAAAATTGGTATCACAAACGTTAAAGCAGCAGGTACAACGGCTGGTACTGATTATGGTACTTTCACTGTTGTAGTAAGAGATTTCAACGATACTGATAAGAAAAAAGTAATTTTAGAAACATTCTCTAATGTAAACTTAGACCCTAATTCTCCAAACTTTATTAGTAGAGTAATTGGTGATAGAAAATTATCTATCGCTTCTACTGGTAAAATTACTGAAATTGGTGATTGGGTAAGTAATTCAAAATATATCAGAATTACAAATTTAAATGAAGCAGCTCCAATACAAGCAGTACCATTTGCACATGCAGCTTATAAATTATTTGTAAAAGCTGGAGTTCATGCAAACGCAATCCCTAGAGTAACATTCTCAACAGGGTCTGTAACTGATACAACAAAGTATAGTGGTATTGATTTTGATAACAACGCTGATAATAAAATTTATATGAAACCAATTCCTAATTCAGCAGGAAATGGTGCAAACGCTGTATTCTCATTAGATACTATATGTGGGTTAACATTAACTTCAACTGCATCAACTGATATTGCAAAAAGACAATTCGTTGTAGCATTCCAAGAAGGTTTTGATGGATACTCTCCGGCTACGCATGGTTCTGATATCGATGCGGCAACAACAAATGGTAAAGCAGCATACGCTAAGCATATCGCAGCATTATCTAACGCTGATGAGTGGGATATCAATATGGTTGTAGCACCACACGTTAATAGAGCAGACCATTCTTCAGTATTCACATCTATCTTAGATATGGTTGAACAAAGAAATGACGCATTCTATATCGCTGATGCTGGAAACGCATCTACATCGTTAACTGCAACAATTTCACAGGCATCGGCAGTAGATTCAAATATGGCAGCAACTTACTATCCTTGGATTAAAACAATTGATGTTAATACAAATAAATTAATCACTGTACCACCATCAGTATTATTGCCTGGCGTATTCGCAGCAAACGATAGAGTAGCAGCAGAATGGTTCGCACCAGCCGGTTTAAATAGAGGTGGTTTAGTAGGAGCAGTTAGTGTATTAAATAGATTAACTCAATCTGAAAAAGATGATTTATATGAAGGTAAAGTAAACCCAATCGTACAATTCCCTGGACAAGGTATTGTGGTATTCGGACAAAAAACATTACAAGATAAACCATCTGCATTAGATAGAATTAATGTAAGAAGATTATTATTGACTGTTAGAAAATATATCGCATCTACTTCTCGTTATTTAGTGTTCGAACAAAACACATCGGAGACTAGAAATAGATTCTTAAATATCGTTAATCCTTATTTAGAATCAATCCAACAAAGACAAGGTTTGTACGCATTCCGTGTTGTAATGGATGAATCTAATAACACACCAGATGTAATTGATAGAAACATTATGAAAGGAGCTATCTATTTACAACCAACTAAGACAGCTGAATTCATTCAAATTGATTTCAACATCTTACCAACTGGGGCAGCATTTAACGGATAATTTCAAAAGTAGATATTTATATAAGAAAACAATTAAATAGAGAAAAAAATGCCAGAAGTATTAGAGTTTGATAAAATGTTCTATACCAACTTTGAACCAAAGTTAGGTAATAGATTTATAATGGAAATAAATGGTATAGAGTCGTACATGATTAAAACGGCAGCTAGACCAACTTTCACATCGGAAGTAGTTGAATTAGACCATATCAACGTAAAACGTAAGATAAAAGGAAAATCAACTTGGGATGATATTAACATAACCCTTTATGACCCAATTGTACCATCAGGTGCACAGCAAGTTATGGAGTGGATTAGAAGTTCACACGAATCATTAACAGGTAGAGATGGATATTCAGCATTCTACAAAAAGGATATCAGTTTCTATTTATTAGGACCAGTAGGTGATAAAGTAGAACAATGGACTTTGAAAGGAGCATTCATTACTTCAGCAAACTTTGGTGAATTAGATTGGGCTTCAAACGACCCATTATCAATTGAATTAACATTAGCATACGATTACGCAATCCTTGAGTACTAATTTCTAATAGGTAAACTTTAAACGAATTAAGGGGTGTAGAAATACATCCCTTTTTTTATGTCTTATTTAGAATGATTATAAATTTTAAAAATATTTTAAAAAATGCTTGACTTTTAATCCAAAATGTATTACCTTTACTATGTAATAAGAGTTAAACATAAAACAATAGAGATATGAACGATTTAATTGATGTAAGAGGTATGAGTGTGTATGAGTATTGCAACTTCGTAGAGAGTAGAGCTCTCCATTTGGGGATTGACCCTCATGAGTTAAATATGGATATTTTCTTTGAGAGGATGTTGATTAGTGATGAGATGTATGAAAAGGCAAAGTGGGAGTTGGTGGGTCGTAAGATGTTTATGCAGGAAGAGGTTGAGTTTTAAAATATAGAAATGATTAATTAAAAAGGAGAGCAGAAATGTTCTCCTTTTTTTATTTATATATACTTATATATAAAACAACATTAGTTATTATTATGGAACAACAAAACGTAGAACAACAAGTTACAAGAGGATTGGGAGCATTCCCATCTACAGAGCAAAGAACTTATCCATTTCCAACTGAAATTATTAGTTTACCATCTAAAGGATTATGTTATCCTGAAACTTCTCCATTATCTAAGGGAGAAATTACGATTAAATTAATGACAGCTAAAGAAGAAGATATTCTTACTTCGGCTAATTTAGTTAAAAAAGGAATACATTTGGATAAACTATTAGAATCAGTCGTAGTTGAACCTGGCGTAAATGTAAATGATTTATTAGTAGGTGATAAAAATGCTATTTTAATATCTTCGAGAGTATTGGCATTTGGACCTGAATACGAAGTTACCATTAACGACCCTAATGAAAATGAGCAAGTTAAAACAACAGTAGATTTATCAAAAATAAAAATTAAAGAAATTGATGAATCTAAATTAAATAGAAATAACGAATATAGTTATACATTGCCAATTTCAAAATCAAACATAAAATTTAGATTATTGACACATGGTGATGAACTTGCGATTCAAAAAGATATTGAAGCCCTTCAAAAAACTACAAAGGGAAGCAATGAAATTACATCTAGATATAGAAGAATTATCACCGAAGTAGATGGCGTGAGAGATGCTGGAACAATCAGTAACTTCGTATCAAATAGATTATTGGCTGGAGATTCTAAAGCATTGAGAAAAGAAATTAGCTCAATGAGCCCAGACTTAGATTTGAAATTTGATTATGAATCTCCATTTACCGGTGAGAAGGAGGCTCTCCGAATCCCGTTTGGGGTTGACTTTTTTTACCCTAGCGAGTAATTATTCCGTAATATTACATCAAAAAATCTTTCAAATGATTTATTATGCCAATGGTGGATTCAATTGGCATGACCTATATTTTATGCCCATTAAGTTAAGAGAATTCTATTGGAGAGAGTTACTTAAAGTAAAAGATAGTGAAAGTGAGGCTATGAATAAAGCTACGAGCAAAACATCATCAAATAATTCTTCCAAAATAAGAAGAAAGTAATATTTATATAAGAATAAATAGCAAATAATGGGAAGATTAATAGAAGCAAGTGTTTGGACGCGTATGTTAGATTTATTCTACCAAACACAAAAAGATGGTAGAGAAGGTGAATTGTTAGCCACACTACGAAAAAAAGACCCCGAAATAGCCGATATATACAAAGATTGGTACAAAAAAAGTGCTGCTGTTTTACAAGCAACTAAAAGAGCTTTAGAAAAAAAAGGAAAGGATACATCTTCAATAGATGCTTTACTTAAAAAGTACGAATAATAAATGGCAAAAAATAACAGAGGTGCTAGACGTGATGCCGAAGCTCAATACAATGAGCTGGATTCCGCTGCTTCAGCGTGGAGAAGGATAAACGATGCCAAAGCAAGGGGTGAACAATACGATGAAGCTGCCTTACGTTATTTAGAGCAACAATACCAAACTATTGATAGATTAGAGGGTAAAATTGAAGATATATACGATACTTGGGGTGAGTTCACAGACGAAATTGAAAAAAGTAATAAAAGGATAACTGAAAGTTTAGAAAACTTTGATGATATAGATTCATCATTAATCAGTATCGGTAATCGTATTGGAAAAAATTCAGCACTATACCAAACTCAATTAGATAGAACTAATCAGATGAAGGAAACGATGGCTGGTATATCATCGATTCTAACTGATAATAATGATTTAAGCGATATTCAAGTTGAAGCAGGAAATGCGGCAGCTGAAGCTTATAAAAATACCCAAAAATCAATACTTTCAGCTGGATTAGCATTAGCTAAAAATGAAATCAGTCAAGCCCAATATAATGATATGATACAAGAATCATATAAAGGGTTTAGTGATTTAGTAGATGCAATTGATACTTCAACCGAATCTGGACAACAACTTGTAGAAATATTTAGAGCAGCTGAGCAGGAATTACAATCGGTAACAGCAGCGGCACAAAATGCAGCAAATAAGTTAGAAGGAATGAATGCCGCATTGGATGAAATTGGTGGTAGCGGTGTTCCGATGGCTAGAGAATTGAGTAATGCATTGAGTGAAATTGCAAATAAAGGTACTTTAGGTAAAGCGGCATTAATTGCATTAGGAGCAGCGGCTGGTAAATTGGCATATGATTACTTTGGTGCACCAACGCAAGCGGCGATTGAAGCATCTAATGATGTAAAAGAAAATCAAATTGAAGGAGCTAAAAATGTAGCATCAGCTCAAAATGATTTAGCATTTGCAGCAAAACAAGCTTCAATGGATTTTGGTTTCCAATTGCAAGAAATGGCTGCACAATTTAACGCAGCATCTAAAACTGCACTTTTCGGTAAAGGATTGGGTAGTGTGGGATATGCCGCATCTAAATTACAATTAGCAGGTATATCAGCGGAAACAATAGCATCGGCAACGATGGCAGCTTCTAAAGCTGGTAGTGGTTCTACCAAATTAGCAGCTGATATGGCTATATTTGCCGAAAGAAGTGGTATATCGGTAGATAATCTTGCAAGCGTACAACAAGCATTTAAATTATTAGATGGGGTTTCTGCCGATACTGCATTAAATTTAGCAGAGGGTACGAGAGCAATGGCAGAATCCGCTGGTTTAAATATTGGAGATGTAATGAATGAAGTTGCATCTGCATCTGAAATGGCATTAGATTACCAAGTTCAAAGTGGTAAAGCATTAGCTAGACAAGTAGTTTATGCAAAATCATTAGGTGTTAGTTTTTCTGAAGTAGCTAAAGCTGGTCAAAGTATGGTATTGAACTATAAAGATAGTATCAAATCCGAAATGAGTTTATCAGCAATGCTTGGTAAGAATGTAAACTTATCTGAAGTAAGAGCTAAGTTTATGTCGGGTGACCAAGAAGGTGCATTGAAATCTTTACAAGCGCAAGGATTGAAACCATCCGAAATGAATATGTTCCAAAAACAAGCTTTACAACAGGCATTGGGTGGAATGGATTTAAGCACTTTAGAAAAAATAGGAACACCTGGTTATCAAGAAGGAGCTGGTAAAGTGGGTACATTAGAAGAAAAAAGCGCCAAAGCATCAAACGATGCCTTCCTAACATTAAAGCAAAGTGCAGAATCCGCATTAAATACACAACAAGCAATGATAGCGGGTCAAAAAGCAGTTGCACAAGCTGCTTTAGATACAATGAAAAATAACGCTTGGTTAAATTCTCAAGCATATTTGGATTACAAAGCCGGATTAAAACAATTATCAGTAGAGAGAGGGTTTGAAGAAAATATGGGTGGCGCATTGGCTAGTTCTGCTGGTGCATTACTTGGTAATTTTTTACCGGATATTGGTAAAGGATTAAAAGGTTTATTTAAAGGCGGTGGTGCTGAAGGTGGTGGAATTATGAAAACTTTAACAGGTCCAATGTCAAAGACAGCAAAAATAGGTGGAGCTGGTTTAGCCGGAGTTCTTGGTGGTGTTAGTGGATATATGGATAAGAAAGAAAAAGGTGGAACTACGGGTGAAGCGGTAGGAGCAGGAGCATTACAGGGTGGATTAGCAGCTGGTGGTGCAGCATTGGGTGCGGCATTTGGTGGACCATTGGGTATGATGGTAGGTGGATTTTTGGGAGATTCATTAGGTGGTTGGATAAATGAAAATGCTCCTGGTGTTGCTTCTAAATTCGGTGGCATTTGGGATAGTATGATGGGTAAATTCTCAGCTATTGGTGATAAGTTTAAACCTGTTATGGAAATGATAAATGGGTTTTTACAAAAAATAGGATTTGAAGATGGTTTAGGAAGTGTGTTTTCTTCATTAGCTGAATTAGTTGGAACTGTTGTGATAGCTCCATTTGAATGGTTGATGGGTATATTTGGATTTTTAGCAGATATAGTAGGTGCATTTGGTCAATTGTTAAGTGGTGATTTCTCCGGAGCTTGGAATACATTAAAGACCGGATTTATGGATTTTATAGATACAGTTATTTCGCCATTCAAAACTATATTCCGAATGTTACATAATGGATTTGCAATGCTATGGAATGGATTAGCAGATAGCTGGCTTGGACAGCAATTGGGATTAGGTAAAATGGAAGTATGGAAAGAAGAACCTGCGGCAACGGCAGCAAAACCACAAGCATCGATAACTCCGGAAACTCAACAAAAAGCAGCAGAAACCGCAAATAAACCGGTAGTAGCAGCTACAAATGCTTCAACTAAAGTAAACGAAAAAATTAACAAATCACAAGAAGATTCTTTAAAAGAAATGAAATTCAATGGTAATGTTCAAAATGAAATGGTAGCACTTTTAGCAGCTAATGCGGCATTACTAGAAGAAGTTGTTTATAACACCGCCGGCCAAAGACAAATTACATTGAGTGGTAAGAGAGTTAATGATTCATTGTTATCAACTTCTCGTAAAAACTACGCATTAGCTAGAACATAATAATTCCTATAAATTTACATTAAAGATATTTATAGTAAATACAAACTATAAATGGCAACACTTTTAGACCTTTTTAAATCCAAAAAAAATGAACTCTATGGTAAATCTGAAAACATCAGAATTGAAAGTAGAGGTATATTAAATCCACCGAGAGCTGCTGCTTTAATTGCATCTTCTCCTGATACATTGGCGGATTTGATAGGAAGTAATGCCGCTGGATTAATAAAAGGTTCTGCCAATAGACCATCCGATACTATATTTAAAGGACCTGAATGGTATAAAAAACCATTAAGTATTACGGGTGTAACTACTGCCGAATTGAGAGATGCGGTGGAATCTGGAACCGATTATTTTGTAAAAAAATCTCCGGCACCTAATGTTGTTGGTGGATTTTTACAAGGAGCATCAAACCCCGCTGGAGCAGCTGCAAATACATTAATAAAAGCAGTAAATAGTTATGGCTCAGCTAAAAAAATAAAAGGATTACTAAAAAAATTAAAAGATGGTCCATCGCAATTACCTGATAATCCGGAACAATATGGAACTAAGTTTATGCCCGAAACCAAATATGGTAAAGAGGTTATAAAAGATAAAGATGGTAGAAAGTTTAGCGATTATTACAGAGATTCCAATGGTAAGCTTGCTAAACGAGATAAAACGGGAAAAGGAACTGATTGGGATTCTGGTCAACAAAAGTTATTAGAAGCTATATCAATTACAAATGAAGAAATTTCTAAACCGGAATATGCAAATCATGTAATAACTACATTTGAAACTATACCGACTAATGGTAAAACATCAATAAAAGTTCCATTTGTTGGTTCGATAAGTGGTATATCGGAAGAGATATCCCCTACATGGAATTCGTTTAAATATTTAGGCTCACCATTTAATATATACAGATACAATGGAGTAGAAAGAAGTTTACGATTTAATTTAAAATTATATTATACTACCATTAAGCAAAGAGATGCTATGATTGTAAAAATGAATTATTTAAAATCATTAGCATTTCCTGATACCGATGTAAAAGCTATTACATTTAGTTCTACCAACATTTCTCAATATGCTATGGCGCCTAATTTGGTTAAAATTACGATTGGGTCTTTATATAAAGAACTGCCTGGATATGTTGAAAGTTTATCATTTGAAATAAGTGATGATGCAACTTGGCCAAATTCCGATAGTTATGATGCGGGTACTGATACCACATTTTTATATCCATCGGTAATAGATGTAAATTTGAGTGTAAAAGTAATTGAAAACCACAAAATAGAATCGGGCACAGGTACTACTAAAACATATAGATATGATTTTAATGGAGGATTGGCTGCAAACGAACGATTGGAAGAAGAAAAAGCTATTAAAAAACAAATTCAGGATTTGTTAATGGGTATTAAAATAGCTAAAATATAAATTAAATGGCAAATAGATACACATATTCAGCGATACAAACCGAATCTACTACAAAAAGAAAGTATTTGGGAAGTACTATTTATCCAAAAATAGTTCCTACCGATAATGATTTGTATATAATATCAGAAGTAACTGATAGATTGGATTTATTGGCAAATAAATACTATGGAGATAGAAGTCTATGGTGGGTTATAGCAGTAGCAAACAACATTAACGATGCATCGTTTTATGTTAAAGAAGGATTGCAACTTAGAATCCCATCTAATCTATCTCAAATTTTAAATGATTTAGAAAAGATAAATAAATAAGCAAATGCCGTTTCCATTTATAGCACCAATTAAACCTTGGATTAAAAGAAAATTAGAAAAGAGAGAACAATTTTCTTATGAAAATTTTAGATTATCTCCATTTGTAATTCTTACATCCGGTGCAGTTGTTTTGAAAGCAAGAGAAGGTATGAATATACCGAATATAATAAAAACTAAACAATATGATGGTGCTTTCAAAGGATGCGTAATATCCAATCAAAGTGAATTTTCAAAATTATATCAAACATCTAATACCATTTTGGGGTATGATTTAGATGGAAACCCTATTGGCATTGGTGGTGAATCCGGCAGAAAAATATCAACTCCAATAATCCAATCGGTAGAAATAGATACCGATGGTGGTAATAATACTTTAAAAGAGGCCCATGTAAAAGTTAAGTGTTTTTCTTTAAAGCAATTGGAGATGTTTGACCTTTTCTTTTTAAGACCATCTATGAAAGTAATTTTGGAATATGGTTGGAATACCGATATTGTTGGTAAAACTGAAATAGATAATATACTATTTGCTAAAAAGAAACACGAAACTTATGTAAAAGAATTTGCATCTTTATTCGATGATGCCAAAGTAGCCAAAGATATGTATTTGGAAAATTTGGAAAAAACCGATGGTAATTATGATTATATGGCGGGAAATGTTACCGAATATACATATAGTCCCGTTGAAGATGGTACATATGATATAGATGTTACAATTTCAGCAGGTAACGAATTACAATTGTTTACACCAATGAAACAATCAAATGCAGATTCTACCACAGCCAAAAAGGGAACAGTACAAGAGCCGGCATTTAATGCGTGGTTAAGAAAAGTTTCAGCCGATTTTAATTTACCTGGAATAATGGTATTGGATAAAGCGAAATGGGAAAGTGAATTTTTTAATTGGGAGCAAATGAATGCAAAAGATAAAGATAAAGTTGTATCTTTTGATGCATATGTTTCATTTAGATTAATTAAGGAATTACTTCAAAATTCTCAAAATTTAAAAGTATTCAAATCTTCGGGTGATAAAGATAAAATTCAAATAACTTATTTTTTAGATGCCGCAAAGACTAAAGAAATAATTCCTATGAATTCGCATGAATATATGATATCATCAAATGAAGATATTATTATTCCAAATAAATTGCCAGTATTTGCATTTGATACATCTAAAGATAAGCAAAATGT